CAATTCTTTTTTAACATTGTCAATTAAAAAATTATGTTGAAGTTCAGTTCCCCCTAGAGGATTCAATCTGTTCCTCCTTCAATATCCAACTGTGGTACGATAATTGTAACGTCCCTTTGAATCTCTTCTTCAGTTGTTGCAGACATTTTGTCTTGGACATCGAACTTTGCTTCATTTTCTGATGCATATACTTTACCAGTTCTTTTGTTGGTAATCTTAGTTTTTGATTCGCAGTGTATTACTTTCATATCAAAAAATTAGAAATATTAAAATATTTATTATTATATATGTTGTCATACTCTTAAATTTACATAATTAAAAAATAAAATCAACCATTTTCTTGAGAGCGATCAATAAGAGCATAAGATATTATTCCCTGAATCTCATCAGCGGTACCTGCTGTCATTTTTATTATATCACCTTCTTCTAACACTAATGTTTGAGATATGATTTGTCTTGTTGTATTAGCTGATATAGAGGCATTATCAATTCTAAATGTAGCTGTTGCGCTTGTATCGGTCACTTGTGTTACTAAACTTACTGAGCCAGTAGAACCATTGTGAACTTGTATTTGTTTAACTAAACAACGACCATTAGTGGGTGAGGTCAACACACTCACAGTGTCTGTTGTTGTTAATGAAAAACCTTGATTTTTATATTGTATTGTCATGAGTTCATAAAAAAGTTAAAAGCATCTTGTTCGTTTTTCAAATCATTTTGATATGAAAAATTTAATTGATTTACTAATGTTTCAATACTATAAGAAATCTGTCTTTGGTTTTGCATAACATATTCTTCACTAAGTTGTGGTATAAGTAAATTAATTTTAGCCATTATTTTGTTTTCTTTTTATATCTTAGTCTTTGATCTTTTTCAATGCCTTCTAAAATCTTTGCCTGTTGTGCATGTAGTTTAGTTGCCTTTTTAAGACCTTTAATAACTTTTTTTAGTCTTGCTGTATAATGCATTTTTACCTCCTTCCATCTGGTTGAACATCGGCACGAAAAGAACCAAAGCGCCAACTTTCATTTATGTTTTCATTTTGTATTTTTAGAGCCGCAAAACGTCCTCTTGCTCTTGTATCTATTTTATTTGTAGATGATGTTATTGTAAAAGGTCCTAAACTTGATGATGTCTCTGTTTCTGCTGGAAAGTCTTTTAATAACAATGATATTTTTGCATTACCATCTATCTTAGCAAAGTCAGGTATGAAACGTCTTATCTTTATAAAAAACTCACCTTGTGTTCCCTCAAAGTCCAAACTAAAATCTCCTGATTCAATAAAGGCAGGAATAGCTGTTCTGCCACCAGCACTATCTACTTGATCAGTACCTGTTTCATGTTCATAAAAAGTTGTTGCGCCAACAGTATTTGTAATACCATTTATAGAAAAGTTAGGCACAGCAGTAGAGTTAAATTCTGTTGCATAAGGATTATCAAAAGTAATTTTATCAACGTAAGTTGTTCTTGCAAGTGAACTAGTTGTCCACAAACCTTCTCTGTAATTTAAAGTTACACATCTATCGATGATATCTGAACCTGCTTTTGGATAAAACCAATTTATCTCTGTAAATAAAGAATTAAAACCTGCAAAGATAATTTCATTTTGATTAAAGTTAAAACCAAGATCGTCAGAAGTCTGTGTAGTAAATACAAAGTCTTCAACAGAACATGGTATTTTTTTTACACCACCTCCATCATATACAAAGAAACCTCCAGTTCGTCCCATCCAGTACACTACACCATCTACATGCACTATTGAATGTTGTGACATTGCTCCACAATTCGTACCAACCTGTCGTATAGAAAATGTAAAAGGTGGCCCAACAAATTGCATTATATATGCTGACGTATCGGTAACAATAAATGTTAAATCTTTAGCACGTACAGCTCCAACAATTTTTGATCCAGAGTCTAGTTGAAAAGTTCCTGCTGTGTTTGTTGAGGTTGGTGTATAAGTTGTTCTGTCTTCTTGATCTGAAAATCTAATAAACATTTTGTCCTGTGAAGCTGGCGTTCCTATTGTAGTCTCAGTGCCAAGATGTATTAGATGTCTATCTGTATCGGACACAATAGTATGAACAGATGCTGTTGGGTTTGTTGCTACAGCAGTTGATCTTGTGGTTAATGCATTAACGGCCGATGGATCCCATTCAAAAGTTTTACCATTTCTTACAGTAGCAATAAGTATTTGACCATAATTGTCTAATGACCAATTCCCCGGCTCTAAAGTGGTTGTTGAGGTTGTGCTTGCTTCACCCCATTTTTGTGAGCCACTCCATGTGCCAGTACCCCAACCAAAACCTTGTGTTTGAACTGTGGGACCTATTTCTTCATAAGGTGTTGTTGTTGCTGATCCAGCAGCCGTTATACCAGCTCCTGATTCATTTGCTAACATTGTAATTGTAAAAGTATTTGCAGTTGGGACAGATGTTATTTCAAAAGGGTTTGTTGTGAAATCAGCAGTTGCAAAACCTGTACCTGAACCAGGAAGAGTTACGCTTGTAAATACAACATATTCACCTACAACTAAATTATGAGAAGTTTTGTTAACAGTAACAGTAGCTGATCCATTTGTAGTGGTAAACGTGCAAGATGTTAATGCTGTTCCGAGCGGTGAAATGTCATAAAAAGCACCTTCAAAATATAAAAACAACCCTTTAGTTGTTCCTATTGCTATATACTTAGTTCCATCAAGCGCCGACCAATTATGAATATCTCTTGCAACTCCTGGCAAAGTATTAGCTAAAGGTTGAGTCCAACCACCGATTTTCTCTGGCTCTCCATATCTAAAACGTACAAAGTCACCATCTGTCCATTGGTATTCAGCTGTTGTTTTTGTTAATTGTTTATTAAAACCAGGTTTAAAAGGTACTTTGATTAGAGGCATGTCACCTCGCAGTTGTAGGACTGGTTCCGTCCCCAACGAATGGATGTTCAGCAAATGCCCAGTAATAAACTTCAACTCCACTATAATTACCACCATAACCAGTTGGTTGACGCATTTTGAACCCATTACTTAAAAAATCAATCCCATATACATTAGAGGATTCAGTTGTAGTTGCATTAGCAAAAATTGGAAGTAAACATGGGTTGTTTGGTTCTCTAGTAGTATCATAAATATACCAATAAGCACCATTATTTGCTTTGTGCATCAAGAATTTAACTTTAAACCCTGTATAAATAAATGGACCATCTACAACTCCATTTCCTACATATTTTCCAAATTTACTAAAGCCATCAACTTCGTGCCAAGCATATATTATATGGTTATCTCCAGAATTGTTTGTTCTAGTTGCAGTTCCAATAGAGATTACAGAAGATGTGGGGGATGTAGAGTTCCATGCACTTGCTAAAGTTGCTGGAGCATCAGCATCATTTATGGATAAGTATTTTGTATTAGGAATCTCTTTATGCCATAGCATCCAATCACCAGAACCAGACGAACTTTGGTCTAAATTTTTAAGCATAACCCAATCTGGTGCTGACGATAATCCATGACCAACTGTGGCATTACTACCAGTTCCAGTATATTGCATTATAGAAAATCCAGCAGTTGTATTAGCTTGAACAGTTGAGGTAATTGAACCATCAGTATTTGAAGCAGTTGTTCCTCCATTTGCTACCCAGTTATAAGACATCATAGAAGAACCACTATTATTTACATTTGTTGTATCACCAACAACGATACCACCTTTTAAAAATTTTGAAACACCACCTTGAGTATTAAGTATACTAGAGGTAGAATTTAGAACTAATCTATTAAATACACCATTACTACTATCATAGGTATTCCAATTAAGTGCAGAGTCTCTAGCTTTAATCCAAGTAAATCCAGTTATGCCTTTTGCAGTTTCTGGCATATTGTCTTGTTTAAGTACTTTAAATCCAGTTGGAACACTCTTAAAAAAGTTTCCATTACCATCTTCATCAGCATTACCACCTGCTGTTTCATTACCATTAAATGTTGGGTTGTCCCCAAAGTTCCAAATGAAAGTAATAGTTGTGTTGGACATTGCACCAAAACAAGCACTTTTTGTTCTATCATATGTCACACTACCTATAAGACCATTATCATCATCATAAAAGGAAAGTAATCCTGTATCTAAATCTAAAGCCAAGCCTATGACGTCCCCTGCTGAAAAAGTAAAAGGAGTGTAATTGGCATATGAAGTTTGTCCATTCCATCTTACATATGGACTTGATGATATCCATAACCCAGAACCATAATTAGCATTACCAGGATAAGCATTACCACTAGAATAATTATGTAAATCTTCTTGTTGATAACACCCTACGGCTATAGTATTACCTCCAGGAGTTGCACTTATTCTACACTCAGCATAAAATTTTCCAGATTCTTTAGGTCGTAAAGTTGAAACAACTGGATAACCAACATTAGTCCCACCTGTAGCATGTTGAAGATTACCTTCAGAAAATGTTTGCGAATAACTAGGATTATAAGGACGAATTGTAGGAAAATTATTTGAAGGTGAATCAGTTCTTTGGTCTGTAGCAGTTAAATTTGTAGCAGTGAAATCATTCCCTCCTCCACCAGTATCATCTCCAAGTGCTGAACTATCTTGAAACTTTAATCTAAATCCATTAGTGCCATAAGTAATACCAGTTAATGTCTTAGGGATCCAGCGGCCAGTTGAAGTGTCAACAACGCCAAAGGTTGAAGGTGTTAGTGCTGTGCCATCTACCATATTTGCCTCTGCAATATAACCATCATGGTATCTTGTTCCATCATAATTATATCTTCCGAATAGTTGTGGTACTCCAGATTGATTAGTTCCAAAATTATCACTACTGCCCGGATAAGTTGTAGAACTAAAAGCAGTTATTTGGCTACCATCAATATATAATTTTACTCTATCAGTTGATGTTGATTGGGTTGTATCAACAGCACAAACTAAATGGTACCATTTTGAAGTATCTTCAAAGGTTCTAGTAGTTTGTAAATTTAATGTAAAACCTCCACCACTATTAAATCCATGTATTAATATTGTATTATCCGAATGATGTGTAAGATAAAATATATTAGCTGCACTGCCAGATGGGGAGTTAGAAAATAAATCTCCAGAATGTCCTAGTTTCCCTATCTTAAACCAAAAGCTAACTGTAAAAGTTGTACCACTTCCACTTGAACTAGGTGTTCTTGTTAGATAAGCACTATCTGCACTATTGAATAAACAACTATTCGCAATCGTACCATTATCAGTAAAAGGTACAAACTTACCGACTCTTTGTCCTTGACCATTCCCAGAATAAGTTACTGAAAAGAAATGTTCTTCGCCATTTGGTATTGTTGGTGCTGCCATATTAACTCCCTAAATTCTTTGTGCACAAAGCTAAAAAACCACTTGGAACCGAATATTTAAAGTTTCCTATTCCGTTGCCATCACTGTTACCACCCGCAGTTGTAGCACCAGCAAAAGTTCCGTCTTGTCCAAAATTAAATGTTCCTACCGATGCACCCGCATTTGAGCCATGTGTTACATAAGGCATCCAAGTTCCATCATCATAGTGTGATAAACTATCTGCTACTGCACCAGTACCACCTGCAGGATCTCCACTATTTCTCCATGTACCATCCACACCCCAATATATTTTATTGTTATCTCTATCTAAGGCATACATGTAAATGTTACCTGATGAGGGAGCGCTTCCATATTGTGTATTGGAAGTGCTTTGCTTATACCAATTATTTCCAGTGTGCGCAGCACCCGCACCAAGATCTGTTGCACCTCCCGCATAGTTATTTCCTCCATATAAATAATTAGGGTAAACTACACCACTTCCAGGATAAGTATCAGAATAAGTATTTACATACATTTCCCAATACCATTTACCACTTTTGAAACCCATTGTTCCTCTACCACCTGTATTATTTGTACCACCCGTAGTTTTTAAATTACCTTCTGACATAGAATTGAATGTTTTATCAATCGGACTCATTACACAAAAATTATTTGTAGGTGAGTCACTAACTTGGTCATGTGCTGCAAGTCCTGTAGATGTGTAATCATTACCTTGCCCTGATTCATCATCTCCAAGGTCTGCACTATCTCTACCATCAATATGAAAACCATTAGTACCAAATGTCAGACCACTTACATCTTTAGGAACCCATATTCCATTTTCATTATATTCAGCAAAGCTAGATGGGTCTAGTGCTTGTCCATCTATAAATACCATTTCTGTCATATAAGCATCTGCATAACCATAACCAACTGTTCTTGATTGATAACCTATACTATGTTGTGCTGCTTGATTTATTCCAGACTGTGCATCTTTAGCTGGATGATTAAGTGTAGAAAATTCTGTTTCTCTAACACCATTTATAAATATTTTTATTCTTTCAGTATCAGCTACTTGACCTGTGTCCCATACATAAACTATATGATACCAAGCTGCAGGGTCTCTTAGTTTTCTTGTTGTTATTCTCCAGTTTGTATTATAACCTTGTGCATATATCATACCTTGATAATAAGCTACACCAGACCAAGTAGTATCAGATGTGCCAGTTCCTCCATTGAACAAAGGAAAACCACTACCAGTATCAGTAGTTGCTACTTTAAGCCAACAACTATATGTAAATTTTACTCTTGAACCAGCACCAGAATATGTTTTATTTAAAGCTGGTGAATCATCATCATTAAAACGAATTGACTGGGCTATTTGGTGTACGGCTGCACCTCTAACACTATTCGCTCCTAGAATTAAAGGCATTTAGAAATCCTCCAGCTTTGGAAACTCCCCTAAAGGTCTTTTAATAACTGGATCTTTTTCAGTTCCAGTGTTGGTATATTCAAAAAGAGTTTGCAGAGCATCAACATCACTTGCATTATCGATTTGTGTTTGCATTGTATTACATTTTGTTCTCACTGCCGCTCTGAATTTTGCTATATTTGTTGGAAGAGTATAGTCAGAAACTTCACTTGCTTTAACAACATACCAATCAGTTTCATTTAGAATATTATGAGCTTGTCTGTTTATTTCCTCTTTTTTAGCTGTCTTTAAACCTTTATTAATAATTTTGTTACCATTTGAATCTAAAAGATTTTTTCCATCTGCATCTTTAACTTCCACATCTATCAAACTATGTGCAGTTGCTTTACCCCAAGCCATTTTTACAACTTTATTTTTATCATCTACAGTATAAGTGTGACCTGTATTTTTGTGAAATCCACCATTTTTATAATTTGTTCTGTCTTGATGTACTGGGTATATACCTATTTCTGCTAATTGGGATTTACTCCATTTTGAGAAAACACCACTTGAATATTGATAATCACCAATTTTAAAAGCTTGTGCTCCGTTAAAAATTTTTATAACCTGTTCATTTTTTACTTGTGCCCACATAATATTTCCTAACTAAGTGTTAAATTTAAATTTCTTCCCACCTCGAGAAACTTTGAACCATTATAATAGAATACAAAAAGATCACCTTTTGCAGCAGTAGTAGTTAATGTTGGAGCAGTGTCTGCGGTGAATTCGAATATTGCATTGAAGGTTGGTACACGACTTCCTGTGCCATCTTGAATTATTAAAAGCGATACAAACTGTCCTGTTGACCCATTTGTCGGTGCCGCAAAAGTTCTATTTCCACCTAAAGTTACCTTTGCAACAGGTGCTGCTTGCACATCCCAATTTATTGTTGCTCCATCTGTTAGTGTAACTTCAGGAAAATAAGCAGCATCGTTAAATTTAAACTTACCATTACCTTTAGCAGTAAAAGCTAAACCTACATTTGTATCACCACCACTTACTGCAAGTCCTACATCATTTCCCGTAGCTGCGTTTGTAACCTCTAATTCATTTACCGCACTGGCTGTTTCTTGAAATATTATTTGTTCGTTTCCGTTTGAATCAGCAATAAAACCAGCATCTGCAAATTTAGGCTTAGTCAAAGTAACTGCACTTACTCCACCACCAACAATCGTTCCTGAGTTTGTAATTGTGCCTGAAAATGTTTTATTAGATAAGGTATCTGTTGATGCCGTTGTAACAATTCCTGTATCAACGATGTTTGTTCCGTCTGAATATAAAACTCTTTTTGTTTTATCAGCAGCCACAAAAGTGTAGCCAGAGCCACTAGCAGTTTTAAATTGCACTGTGTGTGCACCAGAAGTTTCGTTTGATATAATATAAACTTTTTCAATACTATCTGGGACTGTTACAATTTGGTTACCTGTTATTGTTCCTGATAATTTAATAACTGCATTTCGAGCATTTGATACTGTTGCATCTGACATTAATAAAGCTGTTGTTTGTGCCCCACCTGCAATTGAAACATCTTGATAACCAGCAATCGCTTGTTCAAATAATTCAAAATTGTTATTTGTTTTTGTGCCCCAAGTTCCTGAATTAGTACCTGTAACCTGAAGTTCAATTCCTAAACTGTTTGTATATGAAACCATAATTATCCTTTCAATGTATTATAAGCGACTTACGCAGCTTTATCAACCTCTGTCCAAGTTGAAGTTGAACCTCTATTTACTTCTGCCCAGCCTGTTATAGCAGTGGTGCCTAAACTAGACGTTAAATTAAAACCATTTACTAAAATTGGAGTGCTGACTACATCGGCAGCGTTTCCTAGTGTAAGACTCAGACTTAATCCAGTTAATGCTACTTCTTGTCCTGGAGTGGCTGAGAAAGATCCGAAAGATAAAGTGCTACTTAGTCCAGTAAGTGTAACATTTGCATCACCTGTAATTGAACTTGAACCTATAGCAGGGGTTAAAGCAATGCCTGTTGCCTCTCCTACATTCGCTTGCTGAACAGCTCCAATAGCAGATGTCATTGTAAGACCACTTAATGTTAAAGTGGTATTAGCATTTTCTCCCCAGTTACCTTGTCCCCAAGTATAAGAACCCCAAGTGCTAGACATATCTAACCTTAACTAATTCTTATAATGGCAGCAGATGTTGTAAACGCAGGAAATTGAATTGTAAATGTTCCAGAGGTAGCTGACTTATCAGAACCAAAATCCAGAACAGCTACAGCAGGATCCCCAGATGCGGTATCATTATATATCAAAGCTCCTCTTGCCGTCAAAGTAACTCCAGTAAAAGAACGATCTGCAAAATCTACAATTGCAGTATTAGTAGCAACTGAAGTGCCTCCGTTTACTAAAGCTCCACCACCACTTGCATATTGACCAGTATTTGATACTTGGTTATCAGTTGTGAAACTTGTTGTAGATTTACCTAGAGTAGCGGAATTTGTATATAAAGATAACTTAAAACTATTTCCTCCAGATTGTTTGAAGTTGTGTGTTCCTTCAAGCAACTCTTTCTTAAATGAGTTTGTTAGTACACTTGTTGTTATAGCCATATTATTACTCCATAAAATTAAGGTGAAGGTGACTGTATGGGCAATCTTGGAACGCCTTCCTCATACTGTCCTCTTCTACGTTGTCCCATTTGCTGTAAGGCAAATGCTTGAACATCTTCATTATACTTATCTAAATACACTTTGTATAGGTCTGCTGGTCCTTTAAGATATCTAAAACATTCAGTTAAAACACCATTCAAAAGCATAGCTTCTTGATAAGTTGATAAATAAGTATTATTAGATCCATCAAAATGTGGTGGGTCTATTATATAATTAATTTGCACTGTATACTCCGCATTTGGCACGGGCGCTAAAACAATAGTAAGATCATCCCAATTAGCATAATATTTAGGAACGTCTGTTGAATCAGATGAATTGTACTCTGATATAAAACTTGTATCTCTTTTTTCTAAAAATGTTCTTACTCCTGAATTTGTTATTTGCACTGAACGTAAATAAATTAGATCAGAGGGCATCGTTAAATATCTTTGTGAAGTAATTGTGTTAGATGTAGAATACTTTCTTAAATCGTCATAATCAACTTTACCTGCAATATCAACTTCAACGTGTCTTATAAATTCATCTAAAAGACTATCTGTTAAAACATTTGAATCAACTTCTGTGTAGTTACGTACTTGTGTTAAAAAATTTGAATAAGTAATAGCCATATCAATTCCTAAGTATTAATTGTCCACCCCATCGCTGAATGGTTTTGGCAGTAATAATAGAGCGTAGGGGCTCCTACCGCTACAGTAATTTCTGTATAAGCACCACTTTGTCCAGGCACACCATTAAAGGTTACTCCAGTAGTGTATTCAGACCCGCCCCCATGTGTACCATTTGGTGTGGCACTTATTTTCAAAGGGTGATTGTTGTTCGATGAGTCACTTTGATCAAAACGATATGTTTTTCCTTCTTCAACAGTCAAGGTAACATCAGCAGTAGCAGTAGACCCACCAATAGCAAATTTGTTAGTTGATCCCACATTATGATACGGATGATTAGAGGGGTTACCACCAACCACAGTAACAACAAAAGTTTGAGTTATGATGTCTACTGTTGAGATGTTTACATTACCAAGTGACAGTGTTGCATTGTAGCTTCGAAGTTCGGTGCCTAAAATACCTTGACCATCGCTTGGTCTCATACCAGGATTTGTAAGTAAACCATTTGTAACATATAAAACAAAATCACCTGTGTTATCAGGAGTTCTTGGTCTAGCATTTGCTAGTGCTATCGCATCTGCCTTAATATGTTTTCTTCTTATCTGAGGATGTTTTGCTTCAAATTCCGACTTGTGAACAAAAGAACCATTCCACTCTTTGACCATTTCATTATATGGAAAAGCCATACCAGAGCGGTCTGAAATTGCTTGCGCATATTTACCTCTTGCATAACCCACTATTTAATTCCTCCAAATTTAAAACCTCTTATCGCTTTTCCGCTACCTTTTATTTCACCACCTTTATTTAAAGTTTTAGGTTTTATAAATGAAGCAAAGGCTGTTTGTGGACGATTAAGTGGCCTACTTGTTTGTTGAGGTGAGGGAGAAGTTATTCCTAAACTTGAATAAATGTTTTGACCTGTTAATTGATTACCTTGGTTAGATGAATAGATATTTCTGTAATCGTGTCTTTTTTGAAGTCTTGCTAACTCCCTTTGCGCTTTGTCATATTCAGGATCTCCTGCTTTTGCAGCACGAGTATTTGATACAGTAACATTTTTAGTTCCAGTTTTAGAATAAAATTGCCCTGTTGGACTTCTATAACCTGCTGGTTGAGGAACTGACAGACCTCCTCCTCCTCCTCCTGGAGAATAAATAGAACCTTTTGGGATTTCTGTTGTCGTTGTAGCCACACCTGGTCTATTTCCTGCTAATCCTGGAGTACCACTACGTCCCTCATAATAAGTGTAAACAGGTACTTTTTTAGTAGAAGTTTCAGTTACCTTCAGAGCATCAATATTTTTTTGTTGTTCACCAATTTCTTTTGATAAATTTCTGTAATATCCCTGAGTAGGTCCATAAGATTCTGTATCTACAGGATACCTATAGGTTGGACTAATTCTTTTGTCACTTTGTAAGTCTGCTTTAATTGTAGCAAATTGTTCATCTGAAGGTTTTGCATACTGTTTTTGAATATCTGCAATGTATGCTGATCTTTCAGCAGCAGGCATATTTGCTGTAGCTTGCATTTGAGATTGAGCAGTTTTATCAAATTTTTGAAGTAAATCTTGATCATTTTTAAGTCTGTCTCTGTAATTTTGAATAGTTGTTTGAAGACTTGGGTATTTTTCTAACCCCGTTAAATAACCTCCATTTTTCATTTTTCTCATTCTAAAATTTTTCATCTAAAACCCCTGTGGATAATATGTTTGTGGCGTTATATATACAGATGTTCTTTGACCGTCTTCATTAAGCGCTCGTGAAAGTTCATCTTCATATATCAGTTTATTCTGTTGCACTACTTGTGGATTATACTTCATAGACAAGTAATACGCCAAACCCGCTACCATACAAGGTATAAACCTAAACACAACATCTGCTGTATTTGTATATGCTCCAGAATCTTCAATTCTTTTTAAATAATAATACTTCAAATATGTATAAGTTACAGCATCGGGTGTCTGATATAATGTAATCGTAGGTGTTGTTAAACGATCAACATAGTATTGACTAGGTTGTCCCTTTGACCCTTTATTTGGTAAAGCGGCATATTCACTCCTACTGATCTTTGTTAGCGAAACATCGTTGGTAGTGGTGGATTGACCCGTAGTTGTACTTACGTACGCTTCTAGTATGTCGTTCGCATTGGTCGGTGCTGTGTAAGTCGCCGTCCCGTTCGTCAGTAATTGTTCTTTGAGTTCTACTTTCCAAAGGTGCACCCCGCGGTTTCCCCATTCTGAAAAAAGAATATTTAAACTTCGTCTTGCCGATTTTAAATCATACCCACTGTTGGTTCTTGCAGCACAACGTTCGTATGCTTCTTGAATGATATCATCAATATTGAGATCAAATGAAGTTGTTCCTGATGTGGCCATAATTCATCCTAATAAATTGGTGTTTTCTTTTTAAATCCTTTTACAGCCAAACCACCTATACTTTTTTTATTTTTTTTCTCTTCCAAATATTTTTTACCTGACTTATATCCCTGATAAGCTTCGTAGCCTAAAAGACCTAGGCCAATAATTGCGCCAGGGATGCCTACTTTTGGTAATGCTCTAGCTGCTCGTAAAGTAAGTGAAGGTTTACTAGGTTTTTTTGGTTTAAATTCATCAGCGTATGTTTTGGGGTCAACATTTTTAAGAATATCTCTACCTTTTGGCCCTTTTAAAGCCTTTTTATCTTTCTGTATTGTACTAGCTCTTTCATATTTTTCATTTTTTGTGCCTTTAATGTTTGACACTTCTTTTTCAGCATCTTTAAAAAATTTTTCTTTACCTTTCTCAAAATCCTGTTCTAATTTTCTTTTTTTAAACTCTCTATAAGGAACAAGCTCACCATTTGATGCCAATATTAAAGAACCCATTTTAACACCCATAGCTTCTTCAACAGCCATACCTCGTTTTTTTTCGTAACCAGATAGTTGACCGTCTTTATCTAAATCAGCTTTTTTTGGATTTTTTAGTTCTTTTTTCATAGCTACAGTATATCCTTATAATAGGTGCTTATCAACCCACCTTCAGCAAACTCAAAATTACCTTCAACACTGAGTTGTCTTGATATTTTACCTGATTTGTTATCTTTTTTTAATTGACCTCTTATTCTTGCATATTTACCACCAATGGTGCCAGTCACACCCTTTGATTGTTTTTTATCTTCATAATAAGGTGTGTTTATCTCTTCATATTCTTTAAATAATTCAAGTGAAACATCAGGCAATTTTTTGTTTTTCTTTTGTAATTTTACAGCAGGTCTTTTAAAACTTGTTTTAACATCGCCTAGGTTTACTTCACTAAAGTCAAATTTAGGTTTTAGTGAATATGTTTTTCTACTTTTTTGTTTAGTTGCAAATTCACCTTCGTTAGCAAATGTTTTAACATTAGTAGGTTTACCACCAACACCTTGCGCCTTGGATCTTTTTCTTGCCACAGCACTTTTTTTCTGAGATTCTGTCATCCTTGCCGCTTTTGAGGCAGGTACACATTTAGGGTATTTTCTTTTTGAACCATCAGCTTTTTTTCGCCCACATTTTTGATGCTTACCACCTTTTTTGGGTGCACCAATGTCAACCCAATTTTCTGAAAACCACTTCTTTAAACCCATTATTTTAATAAATCTTTATAGTAATCTGATGCAGAAGGGTTACTTAAATTGTCACCATCAACATCAACAGATACTGGTGAACCCATAACAGCATGACCACCAACATTAAAATCTTCAGGGCTTATATTGGGACCTTTGTAAGGAAACTTTTTTTTAGCTAATTCTTTTCTAATTGACAGACCCTCTACTTTTTGTTTTACATTTTTTTTTCCTTTTCTAACATCTCTTTCTTTTTCTATTTCATTCATAAAAAATTTACCATCTTTAGCAGAAGCTGGTTTAGGACCTTTAAAATCTTTTCGTTTGACACCGCTTGGGTCTTTAATTTTACCAGCACAAATTTTTGATGCATATGCATTTGCATAGGCGGAAGGATAAACCTTAAATTTTCTTTTTGCGGCAGCTTTGCCTCTAGCACATAATTTTGTCATAATAAATCCTTTATGTAATCAGCCATTCCACCCATAGAAAAACTTTTCATTTTTGATTCACCACGTTTCACTCTTCTTCTCTTTTCTGAGCCTTTGCTAATGACTTGATCAATCGCATCTGCACCCTCATTATTGGTTGCTTTGCTTTTACCTTTGGATCGGTTATAAGCACGTTGTATATCTTCTATTAAATCAGTCATAACTTATACTACCCTTTTTCTAGTATTCTTTCTACCCCTCACTATCTTTCGCTTTTTGCCAGGAGGTGTAGTTATCTGTTTTGTCATTTGTGATCTTGTTATTGCCACGGCATGTACCTCGTCTTTCCGTCAGTATCTCTGTAAGCTTTTAAAAATTGTTTTCTACATTTATCAGTATACGATACATGCACCCATCCACTTTGTGGATCAGACTCTTTATAAAACTCTAAAATTAACTGATCATATTTTGTGTTGTTATTTATCCATTGAGCTAGTTGTTTGTTGTCAACTCCATATATTTCAATATCAGCAGCCTCACCTTTACAATGTTGCGATTTACTCGATGAGCCAATAGCTTTATTGAGTTGAGTTGATCTAAAACCTGAAGATATAATTACTGGTTTTTCAAAACGATTACGAATAGGTTGTAAAACGTTTTCACATAATTTTTTTAAAGATAATATCTCTTGCTGACTTGGTTTATTATCAAAGCCTAGGCGTGTTGCCATTTGAGACTTGGTCAGTTCTGCTAATGAAAAATTTTCTGTAAGTTGCATAACATTTATTTATAGGTAGTGAAACAACAGCCCATAATCCCCATATTGCTAAAAATAATATATATCCTAAAAATATTATAGAAGTTATTAAAAAATCCAACAAAGGCTCAAAAGTACGCATAATACAACTACTATATAGTCTTTGTTATCAATATACAAGTCTTTAATTAATTCTATTTTTTCTTTTATTTTATCTAACATTTCCATCTCCTTCTCGCCTGACAAATTCTTTTGTTTGGCGTTTTTTGACAATTAATATTATGCATTTTCATCTGCCCTTTGCTTCTAGAACAATATGACTTTCTTCGTTTAGCTGCTTTACTACCTTTTTTAACTTTACCAGTAACAGCAGTTTTCAACTTAGAGCCAGGGTTTAAACGTCTGTACGCTTTTACCCCAGCTTTAGTCATTCCCGCACCTGATTTTGTAGACCTATAGTTTTTTTTGTTGCGAGCAGGCATTCCACCTTTCGCTAAACCAAAAAGGTCTAAATCATCATAGTAACTATTATCCATTGTCAGTATCAGCTGTAACTGGTGTTACAAACACAGTCACTGAAGTAACATTAGCAATTGTTAAATGCATATCTGTTTTAAAAACAATACCATCAAGAGGTATATCAATCTGATATTGATCTGCTGCACTACTAGCTGGTGTTGTGATAACTAATTTTTGTGTACCACTTCCTCCTCCATCTTTAAATGTAAGAGTACCTGCCGAAGCATGACCAACATAGTAAATTGACAATAATCTTGTTCTGCCAGATTGCACTGTTCCTGTTGTTGTTAATGTTTTTGCACCTACATCAGAGTTCATATTAATCTCCTATTATGTAGTTGGTGAATCAGATGATAAACCAAAAAACTTTAATGCAATTACACCTCCAGCACCAGCAGTGCCAGAAATAACAACTTCAACTTCGTCTGCTGTTTCTGTAGCAGCAGTTGTTGTACCACCTGACATTCCAAGAACGCCGTTACATGGAAAGAAGCCTTTGAAACCTGTACTGTTGATTGCCGCAGAAATGCCATCAACAAAACCATCTGTATCAGCATCTGTACCAATATCAACTAAGTTCACTGCGTTAGCAGCAGCACTCGTAACAGTAACAGCTACGCCCATTGGAATAAAGTTTGACGGAATACCAATTGAAGCCTCTTTGTGAGAAGTTCCCGAAGCAGCGATAGTAATTGAAGTAGAGTAAACAGACAAAGTCATATCATTTGTTACTGTACCAATACTGTTTTTGATTATATTTTTAAATCCATTTTCTGAACGAACTGGACCTGAAAAAGTTGTATTACCCATTAGTTTTTCCTAGTTAAAAGATATAGTCCTCTAGGGTGTCTGCCAAGTCAGTCTATATCAAGTTTATATTATCTTGGTTTTTATATTATACAAAAAAAAAGGGGACTCGTAAGTCCCCCCTTTCAATTTATTTCACCACTGAAACTATGCAGCTCCAGGTGATCCAAAGATACCTCTTGGGTCAGAGAAACCAAAAGAATATCTTTCTCTTGCTTTAAATCTGACGTTACCAGTATCAAAGTCACCTTCGATTGCAGTTTTGATTGGCGCTCTAACGAATTGTTTCATTCCGTTAGGAGCATCAGTCATGATGAAGAAAGCATCAGTATCTGTTAGATAATGATTAACTCTATAACCTTGTGGGATCATGCCCATAGAAGCCATAGCGTTGATGTCATTATCCGCAGTACCAACTCTCTGAGGTGATCTTAAAATTCTCTCAGCAGTAAACTGAAGTTCTTTTGGAATAACCAGTTTAACACCTTGCATTGCAATTTTAAGTCCTCTTTCATCAACGAAAGCAGCAATATCAATAAGAGACTGCTCTAGTGATGTTTCAGATAAGTCAGCAGCAGTTGATAATTCATTTGCGAATGTACCACCAGTTGCTAACGGATGAGCTGTGGAACAAAGTTCAACGCCATCACCACCAGCAAAGCTATTGTTAAACGCATTATTAAGTACGTTTGCAGCTTTTACTTGCTTAGTGTTAGCCATTGATCTTGCCAATGCTCTTGTGTATCTTGCAGCTAATCTGTCGTACAGATTATCTTCAATTGCTTCCTCAGTAATAGCAAAAGCCATAGCGATTGTTTCGTGAGTGTATCTCGCAGTAAAAGATTCGGTTGCTTGATCAAATGCGACCCCTGAACCTTCTTCTTTAACTGGAGCACTACCGAAACCACTTAGCATTACTTCTTCTTCGAAAGCTCTATCAGATGCTTCTGAAACAAAAATTTCTGCATGTTCGTTTTCGTAACGATTATATTCTAAGCCAAAGAGAGCATTTAAACCAGGCTCTAGCTCTTTGACCAGTTGTGATCTTGAAATAGCCATATTATATCTCCCTTATACCCCAGTATCTGCAGCCGCTGATGGCGGATTCAGAAAATGGTTTTGAATACGGACAACAATGTTTGCGTTAGCAGCCGTTGTGTCCTCGTTGTTAACATCTTGGCATATATCTACAGCTTGAAGAGGTATAGCATTCGTTGAGTCTGCTGTACTTGTATCAAGTTGTACTTTAGATATACCAGTTACCGTGTTCCCTGTTACATTTGTCGTTTTATAACCAATAAACAGACCTGCTCTTGTGAAAGCATCATCTGAATCAACTAAAAACAATGTATTTGGGTCATCAATTACATTAGCAACAATATCACTAGCGTTTACACTACCAGGATAATGGTTACTGAATGTTGGTTTGCTCGTTGTTGGGTCAGTGTAAAATACACCATTAAACACACCAATAGGTTTAACAGCTCCTGAACTTGCAGTAACATCATAACGTTCAATGTTACCTGCCGCAGTTGGGACTACCAAGTCACCTTGGAAGATTGCTGTTCCGTAGTTGGCTGCAATAGTATACCTATTCTGAGCACCATTCCATGGAGCACCGTTAAGAGATTTATAAGGTCTTAGACCAAACTTTTCACTTACATTTGCCATTTAGATTCTCCTTAAATAAGCATTAATATTACAGCGATGGCTTTTATCAAAAAATTATTCTGACTTACGACCACCACCAAAAGTTACACGAGATTGTCTGTTAATGTTAACAGGCATCTCTGGTCGTTGTTCCCTAAGAATGTCTTGATCAACAGCTTTTACTTGGTCAGCAGTTTTATTTTGAAAATACTGCTTGCGTTGCTCGACTGTTTCTTCAGGTATCCTTGCCAACACAAGGCCACCAACCCCGATCAACCCCTGATATTGCCCTTTTTGTATCACTGGATAATCATGATCACCGAGTGTGTTTTTAATTTCTTCGGCTCTCACAAATTCCCATCCCTCTCTAAGCTTTTTAGACACATTACCTGTATCTTCTTGACCCATGAGTTCAGTTCTTATCCATCTGTGCACAAATCCTTTAGGTGCAGGAGGTGCGTCCAAACTTGATGGAGGAGTCCAAGGTTTACTTCTTACTTCGTGTTTTTCACTTGAACTGCGTGTGGTTCTTTTAATATCATTCATATTCTTACCCTTTCACGTGCTTTGCGTATTCTTCTAGTGGCACTCCTAATTTTTTGGCAATAGCCACCTGTGAACGAGTGAGTTTCACAGTC